ATCAACTCGCCGCACGCATCCATCTTTGTCGTTGTGAATGATATCTCCTAAACGACACATTGGGTGATCACAATTCCAACAATTCAAAGTAATATAAAAATAATTATCTTCTATTATACCATTCTCCATTGTTTTAATATAGCTTCTGGTGAATAAGGAATTCGACCACCAAGTGAAGGAAAGATAACCCACATTGTTGTATTAGGGTCAACTATTATATTTCCATTAAAAACTGTTATTGGGCCATCTTGTTGTATTTCAACAATATATTGTTTACCATTTTCGACAGAAATATCAATTAAATTTAAATTTCCAGGATCTAGTGCGGCCGCTTTAAAAGTTTGTGTTGGCCCCATATATTCTAATCTATATGACATTATTTACTCTTTCTAATTTCATATGCAACACAATCGCCATAACCTTGTTTATCCCAATATGCTTGAGCTTTATCTACAATTTTTTGAGCCATTTCTTTTTCATAATATTTTCCCGCATCAGCTAATTTAGATACTCTCCGTCCTTGATAATTAAGAGCACGAAAAGTTGTTTGCGGTTCTACAATTTTCTTTCCACCATTTCCATCTGAAAGAGGCATCTTTTTAATAACTTTTCCATATATTAACCATGCAGACATAATAATTCCTTTCTTTTATTTATTATAATATAACATAATTATATACAATCGTCAAATAAAATTTTGAATAAGTAAAAAAAATTATTTGACAATTGTTAAATTAAATGTTATACTTATTTTAAAGAATAATTGATATGAAAGGAATTTATATTATATGACTAAATATCGTATATCTCAATCTGAAAATGGAAAAACAATTACTTATGGTAATTTTGATGCAAATAGTCCAAAAGAAGCTATTGATATGGCTTGTGATGTAGCTAAAAAAATATATCCTCAGTATAGCCGCAAAATACCTTTTATGATTAAAGAATATGGTCATGAAACAGAGAAAGTGAAATATCATGAGTAAACATAGTAAAATTTTAAACTCTTGGAAAGATAAAATTATTATAGGCGGTATTAGAATTCCTGTCTATTATGTAACGAAATCAAGTAAATATGGAATTTTTACTTGTTCTGTTAAACCATGCCCACAAGATTATTCTAATATTAATGATTGGGATGGCTATCGTTTTGCTGAGCGTAAATGTGATATTGAAATTGCTCATGCAAAAGCTAAAATTTTAAGAGAACGTGCTCATGGTATTCTTAATATTCATAGAACTCTTCATACTAAATATAAAGCAACTAAACAATATGAATTTGGTATTGTTCTTGATGACATTTATTATCAGTATGAATTAGCTCAAAAAGAATATGAAAAAGCTTATGCTCAATATAAATATATGAAAGATTCATTCTCAGAATACACATCCCGCATGATCGAACGTCGTAAACAACTAAATAAGAAACTTGAAGAGAAACGTGCGGCCGAACTGCAGGATTAAGTATTTAAGCAGATGTTAAGATTTTCTTGACATCTGCTTTTTTATATGGTATGATTATATAAATAGAAAGGATAATTATGCCTAGTGGATATATTGGTAGTTATAAGTATTATACTTTAGAAGATTTACAAAATATTATAGACAGCTGTAGAGAAGATTATGAAGAGCCGTGGTATCAAGTTAAAATGAAGATGTTGGATATGGCATCTTTAATTCAAAAATATGCAATGATGCTTCATGATTATGAATATAGATATATAGATGATGGGAGGTAATATTGGATAACTTATATAAAGATGATAGTATTGAATCATTATCTCCTTTAGAACATGTGCGTTTACGTCCAGGTATGTATGCTGGAGATACATCTGATGCAACTCAACTAGCTATTGAAATTCTCGGTAATGCCATTGATGAATATAATATTGGTCATGGAAATATAATTTCTATTGCTTTAGTAGAAGATGGAAGTATTATCATAGAAGATGAAGGACAAGGTTTTCCAATCAACGTTCTTCGTGAAGATGGAGAAACTGTCCTTCAAGCTTCTTTTGACGTTATTAATACTTCTGGTAAATATCGCGATGACGGTGTATATGAAGGCACAGCGATTGGACTTAATGGTATTGGAGCAAAACTAACAAATTTTCTTTCTCATTGGTTAGTAGTAACAAGTACTAAAAATGGACATTCTGAAACAGTTGTTTTTAAAGAAGGAATATTTGAAAAAAGAGAATTATATAATAATCCTAATATTAAAAATGGTACTCGGGTAACTTTTCTACCAAGTGAGAAATTTTTTGATTCTCCAAAAGTAAATGAAATGAAGCTCCGTAATTTTTGTGAAGATATTACTTGTCTTTGTCCAGGATTAACTATTATGTTTAATGGTGATAAAATTGAACATAATGGTATTCAAGATTTATTATCTCGTTCTCTTGGAAATGGAATATCTATTTTAAATAATAATTTCATCATCCAAGAGCAAAGAGATAAACAAAAACTTGATTTAGCTTTAACATATTGTGATAAATCATCTTCAACAATTGTTTCTTACGTTAATTGCGGCCTGACTACAGCTGGACCGCATATCACAAGTATTAAATCATGTATTACTCGTACTTTAAATAAATGGGCAAAAGAACAAGGTATACTAAAAGAGAAGGATAAAAATCTTGAGGGTGCGGCGTTACAAGAAGGACTTGTTCTTGTTTGTAATATTACCGCTGAAAATGTTGCCTATGATGCACAAGTTAAAAGCAATATTACTAAGATTGATACTGCTTTTATATCTTCAATTCTTAGTGAGCAGTTGGAGATTTGGCTCGACAACAATGTTACTGATGGAAAAAATATTATTGAAAAAGCATTAATTGCACGCAAGGCTGCGGAAGCTGCTAAAAAAGCACGTGCCGCAGTTAAAGCTAATAAAACTAAAAAATCATCTAGTAAAGTTAAGATTCTTCATCCAGATAAACTAAAAGATGCAGAATATCTTGGTGAAGATAGCACACTCCTTTTAGTAGAAGGATTATCAGCTGGTGCATCAATGGCCGTTGCCCGTGACAGACAAAAATATGGTATTCTAATGTTGCGCGGTAAATTAATTAATGCTTTTTCCAATAGTAAAGAGAAATTAGAAAAGAATGAAGAAATTCAATTACTTCTTAAAGCATTAAATATTACACCTGGCGCATATGACCCATCCGATTTGCGATATGGCCGTGTTGCAATTTGTACTGACTCTGATAGTGATGGTTATCATATTGGTCTTTTAATTGCAACAGCTCTACAGCATTTTTGTCCTGAGTTTATTGAAGAACAACGCTTATGTTGGTTGCGTTCACCACTTTATATTGTTAAAACTAAACAAGGTGAGCAATATTATTTTACAGATGAAGAAATGGATGCTGTTCGTGGTAAAATAACTGGTGAAGTACAACGCAACAAAGGTCTCGGTAGTCTTTCAGCGGATCAAGCTAAAGCTTCTATGTTTGGTAAAAATCAAAAAATGGATATTCTTAATCCAACAGAAGATGCAATTAATTTACTTAAAGCATTGATGGGTAGCTCGGGTATAGCCCGCAAAGAATTTGTATTTAATGAAATCGATTTTTCGACCGTGCGTGAGTAGGAGAGAATATGAACGAAGTATTAGAATTAGAAGATGTAATTAAAGAATCTTTTACTCAATACGCAGGCGCAGTTATTCAATCTCGTGCGCTCGTAGATGTGCGAGACTGCATTAAACCATCTGCAAGACAAGTGTATTATAGTCTTTTCACAGATAAATTCACATCTGATAAACCTTTTAAAAAGACTCTTAAAGCAATTGGGTCTGCAATGCGTTTCTATATTCATGGTGATGCGTCTTGTGAAGGTATTATTATGCGGTCAGGCCAGCCATTTGCCATGCGCTATCCTCTAATTGAAATTGAAGGTTCATATGGTACACTCACTGAAACAGGTAACTGGGCCGCAAGTCGTTATACATCATCAAGATTATCTTCAATATCAAATTATTTATTGCAAGATACTAATAAATATACCATTGATGAATGGATAGATAATTATGATGATACAGAACAATATCCACGAGTTCTTTCTTCTCTTGGATATTATAATATTGTAAATGGATCAACTGGCATCGCAGTTGGTCTTGCATCAAGTATCCCACAATTTAATCTTGGTGAAGTAAATAGTGCTTTAATCAAACTTCTTCAAGATAAAAACGTATCTGATGATGATATTCTTTGCTATCCTGATTTTGCAACTGGTGCAACTTTAATTAATAAAACGGAAGTCGCTACAAGTCTTAAACAAGGTAAGGGTAAAGCTTGCATATTACAAGCAACAATTAACTATGACGATAAAGAAAAAACTTTAATCGTTACTGATTTACCCTATGGTGTATATACGAATACTATTTGCAGCGAGGTAGCTAAATTAGTATCTGAAAATCCTGATATTGGAATTACTGGTATCAATGATTTAACTGGTGAAGATGTTTGTATTAAAATTTATCTTGATAAAGCTGTAAACCAAGAAAAAATTAAACAAATATTATATGCAAATACATCACTACAAAAATCATATAGTATTAATATGACGATGCTTGAAGATGGTCGTTTCCCAAAAATTTATGGATGGCGGCAAGCTCTTCAAGCTCATCTTGACCATGAAAAAATTATTTATATTAATCTATATCAGCAAGAACTTAATAAACTAGAGCATCGTTTAAAGATTGTTGAAGGAATTATTAAAGCAATTGCACAGATTGATGAAGTTATTAAGATTATTAAACAATCTCCTAGCACCAAAGAAGCTAATATTAATTTACAAAAGTTACTTATTATAGATGAAGAGCAAGCCAAAGCTATTCTTGATATGAAGTTATCTCGATTAGCTAAGCTTGAAGTCGATAAATTCATTGAAGAAAAAATTCAATTACTGGAACGTATTTCTGTTATTAAAGCAATTCTTGAATCAGAAGAATTACTTAAAGAACAAATGATTAAACGATTCCAAGAGGTAAGTAAAAAGTTTGGTGATGAACGTAGGACAATTATCGCGGAACGAGCTGCAGCAAAAACTACTAAGGCAACAAAAGAAAAAGTTGCAGCTATGCCTGAAGATGTAGTTGTTTATATGAATAAAGATAAGTATATTAAATCTATCCCTGTTAAATCATACCGTCGTAGTAAAGAACAAGTTGTAAATTTATTTAAAACAACAACTGCGGATATGATAATGTTATTTACTAGCACAGGCCGTATGTTCCGTATTAAATTAAATACAATTAAAACTTGCGGCATGAATGATAAGGGAACTGCTGTAGGTTCTATTGTTCAACTTGAACCAGATGAATATGTCTTAAACATTGTCCCTAATACAGCGCAACAAGACTTTATTTTATTCACAACTAAAAAGGGTATTGTTAAGAAAACTAAATTAAAAGATTATATCAGTAACACCCAGAATCTTCGTGGCATCAAAGCTGTAAGTATTAAAGATGATGATGAGCTACTATCTGTTTCTCTTGGATATGACACAGATAACATTATTCTTGTCACTGGTAATGGTTATAGTATTAGATTTGCAGCAGATGACATTAATGCACAAGGTAAAACAGCTAGCGGCGTTAAAGGTATTACTTTAAATGACTCTGATTATGTAGCCAGTACAATTCTTTGTAATGAAGAAGACCCTATTTTTATCTTTGAAGATGGCGGTTGTGGAAAAATAATTGCTAATAAAGTTTTTCAATCTCAAGGACGTGGCGGAAAAGGACAAAAAATTAAAATAAATAATATTGTTCTACATGCTATAAGTGTTAAAACAACTGATGAACTCTACTTAGTACATTCATCTAATAATGTTTCTTCTATTAAAATATCTACAATTCCATTCTCAACTAAGAATGATATAAGTAAAAGTCTATCTTCAAAAATAGTTCTTGACGTATATACTTTATAATAATATAATAATAGAGTAAGATAAAAGCCTTACTCTATTTTATTATAGAAAGGAACCTTATGAGTGAATTATATCCTGGTAGCCACCAGATTCCAGCTATGCGATATCATAATAAACTTAGTGATACTAAAGTAGATGCTGCAATGGCTAATGGCGAATGGTGTATGCAGCAAAAAATGGATGGGTGTTTTTACCAGCTAGAAAAAATAGATAATGATCATATCTATCTTTTTTCTCGTACCAAGAGTAAGAAAACAGGAGAGCTTGCGGAAAAAGGTAATAATGTGCCGCATATCATAGAATGGGCACGTAAACATCTTCCTGATGATACGGTCGTTCTAGGTGAAGTTTATATCCCCGGTGGCCACAGTAATGATGTAACTTCAATTATGGGCTGTTTACCTAAAAATGCCATTGCACGACAAGAAGCATCTGATTGGGTACATTATTATATATTTGATTGTATCTGGTATGCAGGAAATAATCTTTGCGATAATACTTTTGAGACTCGTGTAGGTCATTATCTTGAATATATGCTTTATGATTGCTTTATTGGTGAAAAATATATTGAGATGGCTACAACCTATACCCTTGGAGAAAACATAAATATTGGTATAGGTTGTAAATCGTTTCAAGAAAAATTAAATGAGATATTTGCAGCTGGTGGTGAAGGAGCAGTCTTTAAACGTCTTGATGGTATCTACGAACCAGATAAGCGTCCTATGACTTGTTTTAAAATGAAAGAACACGTTGATTCGGTAGATTTAGTTGTAATGGACTTACTTGATCCAGTTAAAGAATATACTGGAAAAGAATTAAACACTTGGCCTTACTGGGAAAATGAAAAGCCTGTAACCAAACATTATTATTATGGATGGAAAAATGGAATACGGCTTGGTGCTTATAAGAACGGTCAAATTATTGAGGTTGGACGTGTAGCATCTGGTCTTACAGATGAGATGCGTGAAGACATGGCCGCACATCCTGAAAATTATCTTGGTAAAGTAGCTCAAATTTCATGTATGAGCCTTAATAAAAAAGACCATACCATTAGGCATCCTGTATTTGAATGTATGCGGCAAGATAAAGATGAAAATGATTGCTTGCTTGATGAAATTTTTAGTTAAATATTTTTTACTGTTGTTTAAAATAGTTGTAGACAATTGTAGTTATTATATAGTATAATATATGTATCAAAGGAAAGAAAAGGATTTCTTTGATATAAAAATAAAGTCATAATATTTATTAATAAGTATTAAAGAAAGAAAAGGAGATTATTATTATGGCACAGCTTTTTAGTGAGAATGCTCAGGCAGTTATTCGTTATCTACAGGCAGATCCCAATGGTCAGTACACCGCTGATGATCTAGCAAATGCTCTAGGTCTAACTTCTCGTCAGATTAATGGTACTGCAACAGGTCTACAGAAGAAGGGTATCACTGAGCGCGTTGTTGTTGAGGGTATTGAAAAGAAGGTTATTCGTCTAACTCCTGAAGGTCTAGCTGTTGATCCTGCTATGGAAAAACCAGCTGAGTAAATTAAAAATAATACACGGAGTTAAAAGGAGAGGAGGGTTGTCTGTATAAGGCGCCCTCCATTTTATTATGGAGTATATTATATTATATAGTATAACCATAATCATAATAGTTATTACTACATTGGTATGTAAAAAATATTTAACTCTTATATCAAAGAAAAAAGAAGAATATAAACGTTTACAAAGTGCTGTTGAGACTTTAGTAAATGAAAAAGATAGAATTAATAACGATATTGATAAGGGTAAAACCACTCTTAATGATATACGTCATAAAGTTGATTTTACTGATCAAATACTTAAAGATTTAAATCAGCAATATGATAAAACTAAAGACCATCTTGACAATCTTAAACAAATAGCTAAAGATAATGAAACTAAATTACAAGAAGATTATAATAATGCCGCACAACAATATAAAGATAAGTTAGCATATATTAAAGAAACATGCGATGCTGAAAAAGCTATTATTGAATTTGATTTAGAATCTTTAAAACAAACTCGTCATGCTGCGATTGAACAATGGAGAAAACAGCAACAAGATAAAAATCAACTTGATGGATATAAATTAAATATCACGCCGCAAGATAAAAAAGATATTCAATTATTACAGAATATTCGTTTACAGTTTTCGCACCCAAGAGTCATATCCAAACTAATATGGCAAACATATTTTCAACCATTGGCAAAACAACAATTTATTATGATTCTTGGTAATGGAACTAAATGCGGCGTTTATAAAATTACTAATATATTAGACAATAAATGTTATATTGGTCAATCAGTTGATATTTATAAACGTTGGTGTGATCATTGTAAATGTGGATGCGGTATAGATACTCCTAAAAATAATAAATTATATGCTGCAATGGAACAAGATGGTATTGAGAACTTTACTTTTGAGCTATTGGAGGAATGTCCAAGAGAAGAGTTAAATAAGAAAGAAGCATTTTATATTGACTTATATGAATCAAATGATTATGGTTATAACCAAACTATTGGAGTAAATTAAATGGAATTCATGACTATAGATGTTCAAGGATTTGAATCAGCTATGCGCGGCATGCGTAATCCTCTTAAATCATATAATAAAGCAGATAGTTTTTGGCCGATTAAAGAAGAAAATTTTATAATAGGCCCTAATGATTATAAACTTGCAAAGAGTCTCTGGAAGAGTGGCACTGAACATCGTAAATGGATGCGGCAAGTAATTGTTTGGGTTGAAATTACTGCACCAAGATATTGGTGGAGTGAATTTGATACTTATAAAATTGGGACTTCTGCAAATTCAGAATCTACAATGCATACTATTCTTAAAGAAGATTTTAATGCATCTCAATTTGAATGGCCTAATTTTAATAGTTCAGACTGGGATATTGAAGCCGCATTTAATGACTATATTGATGTAATTAAAACTATACGAGATCGTGCCAATGAGGTAACAGGTCAAGATAAAGAACATTATCAACAGATTTTAAAAGCAATGCTACCAGAATCATTTTTACAAAAACGTACTATTTGCCTTAATTATGAAGTTCTTGCAACAATGTATCATCAGCGAAAAAATCATCGTTTGCCTCAATGGTCTAAAGAATTTGTCTCTTGGGTAAAGACACTCCCTTACAATGAATTTATTACAGGAGATTTTAATGCTTAAAATTTATGTATATGATGGAGGAGACAATCCTATTTTAATTATTGATACAAATATTAATAAAAATGAATTTGAAAAAGCACTCGAAGATTGGCCGGAATTTATTAAGGTTGATGACAGTCGTACAGGTATAAGTTTTTGTATTCCTGCACATAGATATCCTATTGGATGGCAAGAGGAATAAATTTTTATTGACAGCTGTAATAAAATATTTTATAATATTATTGTAAATAAAAATAGAAAGAGAGTAAATACACATGAAAAATAATTTTGAGAACTCTGTTAATGTTCGTGGTTGGGTATTTAATCACACTCTAGCAAAGAAAGTTTCAAGAAAAGGTGTAGAATATATCGGTGGTTCTATCAATGTTGCTACAGATGTAGATGCTGTTAATGTCGTTCCAGTAAATTTCATGTATGTAGTTCCAACTTTTAAGAATGGCAAGCCAAATGCGACTTATTCATTCTTAGAGCAAATTATTAATGAAAATAATACTTATGAAATGAATGGAGCTTCAGCGACAAAAATTCGTATTGATGGTGATGTTGAATGTAATGACTTCGTAACTCGTGAAGGTGAAATGGCTTCTCCGAAACGTGTCCGTGGTAGTTTTGCTCATCCTGAAACTGGTGATATTGCAACAGTAGGTTGTGCGACGTTTAAGACAGATATGCTTATTGAGGGTTATCAAGAAGTTGAAGTTGAAAATGGTGATAATTATGGTCGTATCCGTGGTTATGTTTTCAATTTCAGAAATGATTTCCTTCCAGTAGAATATACAATTCGTACAGCTGGTGGTATGAGCTATTTTGAAAAAGCTGATATTAGTATCAGTGAACCAATGCTAACTAAAGTTTGGGGTAATATTGTTTGTACAACAATTGAAAATCGTACTGAAACAGAAAATGCTTTTGGCGCTCCGACTGTAAATATCACAACTCGCACTCTTCGTGCTTGGGATATTGAGGGTGCATCTGTTGATCCAATGGAATTTGGTGATGAATCTATAATGACTGCGGAAGATGTAACAAAGGGCAAGGCAGATCGTGAACAGCATCTTGCAGAAGTCCGTGCGAATCATGATGAGTATCAAAAGTCTAGAGACAATGCAAATAATGCTTTTAATGATGATCCTCCTTTTAGTGGAGCGACTACCGTGAAGTCTGCATCACCAACAGCCGCAAAGAATTTTAAATTTTAATTAGGAGGTAGTATATGGCTAGTGTTGATATTTTTGCGGTTAAACCGCACGTAGTATCAAGAGATCTAAAGGGCTATACTATACTTCTATACGGTGCTCCTAAAACTGGTAAGACAACTATAGCCTCAAAGTTCTCTAAAGCTCTTCTTCTCGGCTTTGAAGCTGGTTATCTTACCATTCCAGGAATTATGGCTCTTCCAATTAATTCATGGGCAGAGTTTAAAAGTGTTCTTAAACAGCTTAAAACTGATGAAGGTCACGCAACCTATGATAATATTATTGTAGATACTGTAGACATTGCTTATGATCTTTGTGAAAAGTATATTTGTAATCGTGAAGGTGTAGAAAATATCGCTGATCTTGCCTATGGAAAAGGCTATAATATGGTATCAAAGGAATTTGATGAAGCTCTTCGTTTAATTCCACAAATTGGTTATGGTCTTGTTATGATTAGTCATAGTCAAGATAAAGTATTCACAGATGAAAACGGTAAAGAATATAATCAAATTTGTCCCACTCTTGGAAATCGTCCTCGTCTAATCGTAGACCGCATGAGCGACTTAATTATTTATGCGCATCCAATCCAAGAGGAAGATGGAACTATTCATACTGTTGGATTTATGCGGCAAACACCTCGATTTGTAGCTGGTTCTCGTTTTAAATATACGCCAGATAGTATTGAATTTAATTATGACAATCTCGTAAATGCTATCGGTGATGCTATCGATAAACAAGCTGCAGAATATGATAACAAGTTTGTTACAGATGCTCCAGCAAAAGTTGAATTAGTGCCGCAAATTCTAGATTTTAATGAATTAATGAATCAATTTAATACATTGGTTGAAAAAATTCAAAATGCAACCGGTGATGCATTTGGTACTGATTGGGCACCACGTATTGTTGAAATTACTGATAAATATCTTGGCAAAGGAAAGAAAGTTTCTGATGCTACACCTAAACAAGCTGAACAGCTTGAATTAATTGTAAACGAGTTAACTGAACAAGTTGGGCTCGGTTTATAATCTTCTTTATAACGGTTGTCAAGGTAATTCTTGACAGCCGTTATTTTTTATGCTATAATATTATTATGAATAATCTTTAGGAGAATATTATGGCAAAACTTCCAAATGTAAAGTGTCCATATTGTGAAGAAATTTTTTCTCGTGAAGAATATCCTGATTTTGTGCATATCGGTAATAGATATTATCATAAAGAATGTTATGATCAAAAGATGGAAAATGAAGAATATTATAATAAAATTCACGAATACTGTAAAAATAAATATGGAACAAGTTATAGTAAACGAAGAATTGATCAACAAATAAAAGAATTAATTGAAGACGGTCGTTCAATGACTGGAATTTATCGTACTTTAGTTTATTGGTATGATGTAAGTGATGGTGATGTTAGTAAATCTCATGGGAGCATTAGAATCGTCGGCTATGTATATGATGATGCAATGAGATATTATCAAAATAAATGGAGATTAGAACAACAACAAGCAGAACTTTTAAAAGGATCTTTAGATTTAGGTACTGATATATTTTATATTAGTCCAACTCCAATAGAAAAACCTAAAAGAGTAAAATTATTTGACATTCATTAAGGAGGGATTGACATAAGTAAGTATTATGATTCTGCATCTATTATTCAAGTAATAGGATGCACAATGCTCAATCCATCTTTATTAGAACAAGATGGTAAATATTTTTATAATGAGAATGACTTTATGAGCGACTTTCATAGAGTTGTTTTTGGTTGTATTAATAATCTTTACCAAATGGGCGCAAAAAAGGTTACGACTTTAGATATTGAGAATTATCTTGAAGGGCGTCCAGAAGCAAAACAAATTTATATGGCAAGCAAAGGTAGTGAATGGTTAACTGAAATAACTCAAAATGCTGACCTTGCTAATTTTGAATATTATTATAGCCGCATGAAGAAAATGACTCTTTTAAGAGGATATGAAGCTTGCGGCATGGATGTTCGTTTTTTATATAATCCTGACGAAATATTTAATGAACAACAAAAAAGACAACAAGAAGATTACTTAGATAGTTTATCATTAAATGAAATTGCAGATTTAATTGATAACAAGATATTAGATATACGTGCTAAATATGTAGATAATGCGACAGATGAAGCAACTTCAATTGGTGACTCAATTTTTGATTTATTAGATAATTTAAGTCAAGAACCTGATATGGGTAAACCAATGTATGGCAGATATGTCAATACTGTCACAAGAGGTTGTCGTTTAAAGAAAGTTTATTTGCGAAGTGGTGCAACTGGTCAAGGTAAAAGTCGTACCATGATTGCAGATGCATGTTATTTAGCATGTGACCGCATGTATGATAAATCTTCTGACTCTTGGATTGAAATTGGTGATAAAAATCCAGTTACTTTTATTAGTACAGAATTAGAATTATCAGAACTTCAAACAATGGCTTTAGCATTTATTGCTGATGTAAATGAAGAACATATTTTATCTCATAGATATGATTTTAATGAATATGAAAGAGTAAAGCAAGCTGCGGAAATACTAAAAACAAGTCCTATTTATATTGAAGAACTTCCTGATTTTAATTTAAAAGATATTGAAAATACTATTAAAAGAAATATTCGAGTAAATGAATGTCAATATGTATTTTTAGATTATATTCATACGTCAATGAAAATTCTTGAAGAAATTAGTCATCGTTCTGGTGGTGTTAAATTACGAGAAGATAATATTTTATTTCTTTTAGGAGTTAAATTAAAAGATTTAGCTAATCAATTCGGTGTTTTTATTTTATCAGGAACTCAGCTTAATGCAGATTATAAAACATCTGATACACCTGATCAAAATCTTCTTCGTGGTGCAAAATCATTAGGTGATAAAATTGATGTTGGTATGATTTTACTAGAAGTTACAAAAGAAGATCAAGAAGCAATTCAAGGCATTGTAGAAACTCAAGGTTATATAATGCCAAATGTAAAAATGTCTATATATAAAAATAGACGTGGTTCATATAATAGATTATATTTATGGATGAATGCAGATAAAGGAACTTGCAGATTTAATCCAATTTTTGCAACAGATTATCAATATAATCCAATTCCAATAGCAGATACAGAAATTAGAATGAGGGAGGTATAAATTGACTTTTAATAAAGACCAAGTTAAAGAACAACTTGAATTTGAAGATATTTATACTCTCCTTGAAGATTTAGGCGCTGAACCGCAAATATTTAATGATACAATTCATTGTTTAACAATTTGTCATGGCGGTGATAGCCATAAGTTATATTATTATAATAATACTCAATTATTCCGTTGTTACACTCATTGCGGTGATGCTTTTGATGTATTTGATTTAATCTCTCGTGTAAAAGATATAGATTTAAATACTTCTATTTATTATGTTGTAAACTTTTTTAACATGCAACATAAACTTGAAGAGGTCGAAGATGAATTATTAACCGATGAATGGAAATTATTCAGACGTTATAAAAATCTTAGAGATATAACTATTAATAATGATAAAATTGAATTACCAGATATTGATCCAGATATTTTAAATCATTATCCACAACCAAGATATGGAGCATGGGAATCTGAATATATTTCTAAAGAAGTTTGTGATTATATGAATATTCACTATAATCCTGTTTCTGGAGGTATCTTAATTCCGCATTATGATGAAAATGATAGAATGATTGGAATTAGAGAAAGAACTCTTGTCCAAGAGAATGAAATATATGGAAAATATAGACCAATAAAGATTGGCGGTAAATTGGCAAATCATCCATTATCATTCTCTTTATATGGATTAAATAAAGCAAAAGATAGAATTAAAGAAATCGGCGTAGCGATGGTATTTGAATCTGAAAAGGCTGTTTTGCAATCAATCGGTTATCTCGGATTAAAGAATAATATCGCTGTTGGTATGTGCGGCAGCACCCTATCTAATTATCAATTTCATCTTCTTTTGGACGCCGGCGCTAAAGAAATTTGTATCGGTGTTGATAGAGATTTTAATAATTTATATGATGAAGAATATATAAAAGTATTGAAGAAAATGGAAAAGATGTATCAAAAATATTCTCCATCTTGCAATATAAGTTTTATGTTAGATACAAAAGGTTTGACAGGGTATAAACACAGTCCTACAGATGATGGTCGTGAAGTATTTTTAAATTTATGGGAAAATAGGCTGGTTCCAAATGGATAATAATTATAATTTAAGAACATATCGTCGTAAACATAAACGATGTAGATATTGTAAATACATGGGATGGATAGGTTATGGTGACCACAGGGCCTTTCATTGGTGTAAGGCTAAAGATAGACATAAAATGGAGTGGTTGTTGTTTCCTTTCATAGAAAATATTCAAGGTTTTTTATGTAATATATATGAGCCAAGGGAGGTTTAATTGAAATATAAAACATATTTAAAACAAATATTCCCCACATCAACTGAACAAATATTATACGGTAGAGGCATTACAAATATAAATTCATGGCTAAAAGCAAGTATGGCAGATGTAACTTCTTGGAATGCCTTTGATAATATAGAAATAGCTGTTTATAATTTAACATTTGCAATTAAAAATAATATAGATACTTGTATTATTGTGGACTGTGATGTTGATGGTTATACCTCCGCCGCAATTTTAATCAATTTTCTTTATAGTCTTTATCCTGATTGGGTAAATGAACATTTAACTTATTTGCATCATACTGGTAAACAACATGGTTTAGTCGATATGCGAGATAATATTCCAGAAGGCGTAGAATTAATAATTTGTCCAGATAGTGCAAGTAATGATTATGAAGAACATGAATATTGGTTTTACAAAGGTGTAGATATAATCATTCTTGACCATCATGAAGCGCCGCACGTATCAGAATTTAAAAATATAACTACTATTAATAATCAGTTATGTGATTATCCGAACAAAGAATTTAGCGGTGCTGGTGTAGTTTGGCAATTTTGTAGAGCTTTTAATTTTATCAATGGAACTAAAGGTGATGAAGGATTAGATTTATGTGCTCTTGGAAATTGTGGAGACATGATGAGTTTTAGATCAATAGAGACTAAAGCTGTTATTTTAGAGGGATTACATCATGTAACAAATCCATTTTTCAATGAATTACTTGAAACAAATGAATATACTTTAAATAAATATGGCGGTCAATATTGTTATAAAGCTATTGCTTTTGCAGTTGTGCCATTTATTAATGCAACAGTTCGATCTGGTACTCAAGAAGAAAAAGACATGATTTTTAGAGCTATGTGTAAACCTTGGTGTTTTGAAAAAGTTCCTAACACCAAAAGAGGACATAAAGGTGAAGAATGGCCTTTGTATCAGCAAGCCGCCTATCTTACAAGTGCAATTAAAAGACGCCAAACTAAATTAGAAACAGAATCTATGGTTCTTTTAGAAAAAAAGATTGCTGCACAACACCTTCTTGATAACAGCATTTTGGTATGCTGTTGTGAACCTGGTGAAGTAGAACCTAATATTAGAGGTCTTGCTGCAAACAAACTTGCTAGTAAATATCAACGTCCATGTTTAGTATTAACTAAAAGTAAAACTAAAGATGATGATGAATATTACTATAGGGGTTCTGGCCGTAACTATAGTATGAGTGAAGTCACTGATTTAAAGGCTGTTGAAGAATCTACTGGACTCATTGAATATGCGCAAGGACATGGCAATGCTCATGGTTTTGGAATAGCAGAACGCAATCTTAATGCTTTCATTGCTATAATGAATAAAAAATATAAAGATGTTCCAAAAGAAGCTGTATATTGGGTTGATTATATTTGGAATATGACAGATGCTAGTCCTGATAAACTGTTAGAACTTGCGGAAATGAGTAATTTCTGGGGACAAGATATGCCCGCAAGCCAAGTTGCTATTGAAAACATTGATTTAAGTCAATGTCAAATACGTTTATGTGGTACTAAAAACAACACCCTCCGCATGATATTACCGAATGGATTAGTCCTTGTTAAGTTTGGAATTGACGAAGATCAATATGAAGAATTACTTCAACCAAATAGTTATATGACTTGCATTGTTTCACCTAGTAAAAACGAATGGCAAGGACAAGTGAGTGGTGAAGGATTTATTGATGATTATATTTTAGAAACTAAATGGAGATTTTAATGGCTGAATATGAAAAATATGTAACTATAAAAGCTAAAGATTTAGAAAGACTTTTAGACGATGCTGAGTTCTATTTACGATTAGAGCAAGCCGGAGTTGATAATTGGATTGGCTTTGACTATGCTCGTGATGAAGGTCATGGATATTCTGAAGATAAGGATTACTGGGAATTTTGTAGCCTTGATCTTTTAGATAAATGTGATATCGCAAATGTTAAAGTGTATGAGTTATATGGATAGTTTTGACAAATGTAAAATTTTATGTTATAATATATTTAAATAAAGGGATATATCAGAAAGAGGTTGTATGGGACGATTTGAATGTCATAGTCATACTATGTATAGTAATATTAGATTACTGGATAGTATTAATCGTCCAGAAGATTTAATTAAGCGAGCAATTGAACTTAATTTAGCAGGTATTTCGATTACTGATCATGAAAGCCTTTCTAGTCATGTTGAGCTTGATCGTTTAATTAATAAATATAAAGAGACAAATCCAGATTTTAAAATAGCTCGTGGTAATGAAATTTATCTTGTAGATGAGCGTAAATCTGGTCAACGATATTGGCATTATATTTTAATTGCATGTGATGCAATTGGTCATAAAATGTTACGAGAGTTATCGTCTACGGCTTGGATTAATAGTTATTTTGATCGAGGTATGGAACGAGTTCCAACTTTAAAATCTGAACTTGAAGAAATAGTAAACAAATATGGACAAGGTCATTTAATTGCATCAACCGCATGTTTAGGGTCTGAATTAGATGGTCTTATTCTTGAACTTTGTAAAGCTCGTAAAATTGGAGACGGTGTTACTGAAGAAGAGGCATATCAAAAAATTGTTGATTTCCTCTCTTGGAATAAACAATTATTTGACAGTAATTTTTATCTTGAGGTTCAACCAGCACGTTCAAAAGAACAAATGACAGTTAATAAAATGATGGGTTCTATTGGAGCTGCGTTTAATATTAAGATTATTGTTACAACCGATGCCCATTATCTTAAAAAAGAAGATAGATGGGTTCATAAAGCATTTCTTAATAGTAAAGGCGGAGAACGTGAAGTTGATGAATTTTATGAATATGCTTATCTTCAATCAACAGAAGATGTAATTAATAATCTTGAAGGAACTGGATTAGACTATAGTGAACTTGAAGCTAATACTTTAGAAATTTATAGTAAAATTCAGGATTATAGTCTTGCAAGAAATCAACATGTTTTAGAAGTTGATGTACCATATTATCGTAAAGGAAATCGCCCTGGTGACGACAGATATCCAACTTTAAAAAAGTTATTATGGTCAACAAACAATCAAGAGCGATATTGGGTCAACGAGTGTATTAATAAACTTGATGAGTTAAATCTATTAAATAATGAATATTTAGAAAGACTCGAATATGAAGCTGATATTAAAGATCATATTGGAAAAAATTTAGGAACGTGTGTTTTTGCATACCCTAACTTTCTTCAGCACTATATTAATTTATTTTGGGAATGCGGAAGTCCTGTAGGTGCCGGCCGCGGATCAGCTGGTGCTGGATTAAATCATTATTTATTGGGTATTACACAGACAGATCCAATTAAAACTAATGCACCTTTTTGGCGTTATATGAATAAAGACCGTGTTGAAATGCCTGATATTGATTTAGATTTAAGTCCATCTAAAAGAGAAGATATTTTTAAAAAAATTCGTGAAGAACGTGGTGAATTAGGATGCGTTCAAGTTTGTACATTTGGAACAGCAACAACTAAGAGTGCTGTTCAAATTGCTTGTCGAGGTTATCAAACAGAAGAATATAAAGATGGTATTGATAATGACACAGCTTTATATTTATCATCTTTAATTCCGTCTGAACGTGGTTTTCTTTGGCCTATTAATGATGTTATTAATGGAAATAAAGAAAAAGGACGTAAACCAAATAAAATTTTTATTAATACAATTAACCAATATCCTGGATTATTAGATATTATTATGGGCATTGAAGGATTAATAGTATCTAGAGGTATTCATGCATCTGGTGTTGTTTTTTATAGTGATGATCCATATGATACAGCATGTTTTATGAAAGCAACAAGTGGTGCAATTATTACACAATATTCACTTCATGATGCTGAATATTGCGGCGATGTAAAATACGATTTTCTTGTTACAGAACAAATGGATATTGTTGCACAATGTATTCAATTACTCCAAGAGAATGGATATATGGATAAAGATTTAACATTGCGGCAAGCATATGATAAATATGTACATCCAGACAAACTTCCATTAAATGATGATAAACTTTGGGATGTTATTGATAGTACAAATGTTTTAGCATTATTCCAACTTAATACAGCAGTTGGTGGTAATGTTGTGCGGCAATTACTTCCTAGAAATGTAGAAGAGCTAACGGCTTGTAATGCTCTTATGCGGTTAACTGGTGAAAAAGGTGCAGAGCGCCCTGCAGATAGGTATGAACGTTTAAAAAATGATATTTCTCAATGGTATAGAGAAATGGATAATATCGGTTTAACAAAAGAAGAACAAAAAGTTCTTGAAAAGTATATGCTGGTTGATTATGGAGCACCATCTTCACAAGAAGTACTGATGACGATTTTAATGGATCCTGATACATGCGGTTTTACTTTGGCAGAAAGTAATGCTGCGCGTAAAATTGTTGCTAAAAAACAAATGGATAAAGTATCTGAATTAAAAGATAAAATTATCTCAAGAGCAAAACGTCCAATCTTAGGACAATATATTTGGGATTATGTTATTATGCCGCAAGCAAGTTATTCATTTAGTCGTATTCATGGATATAGCTACTCATTAATTGCTTGTCAAGCAGCATATCTTTCATCTTATTATCCTTCTATCTATTGGAATACAGCATATCTTCGAGTAATTAGTGGCCTTGATGCAGATGCAAGTTCTAATTATAATAAAATTGCTCGTGGTGTTGGTGATATTATCTCTCATGGAGTAAACGTATCATTAATCGATATTAATAAATCTGGTTATATGTTTGAACCAGATGAAGAACATAACGCAATTCGTTTTGGTCTTAAAGCATTAAATGGTGTTGGTGGAGAAATTATTGAAGAAATTATCGCTAATAGACCATATGAAGATATATATGAATTTATGGAAAAAGTTAAATGCAATAAAACTGTAATGATTGCATTAATTAAAGCAGGTGCATTTGATCAGTTTGATACTCGTGAAAATATAATGAAAGAATACCTGTGGATTACATGTAATCCTAAAAAACGTATTACAATGCAAAATTTTAACATGTTAAATGAACTAGGGTTATTGCCGCAAGAGCTAGATTTTCAAAAACGAGTATTTATATTTAATAAAGCATTAAAAAAGAATTGTAAGGTATCAAATGGATATTTATCTATATCAGATAATTACTACGAATTCTACAGTGAATTCTTTGACACAGACCTCCTTCAACCCAAAGAAAATTTACTCTGCATTACCGAGAGTGAATGGAAGAAAATATACGATAAATCAATGGCTCCAGCAAAACAGTATATTACCTCTAATAGAGAAATATTACTTGAAAAATTAAATGATTCTTTGTTCCAAGAGGAATGGAATAAATATGCGGCTGGATCATTAAGTACATGGGAAATGGCTTCTCTTGGTTTCTATTATCATGATCATGAATTAATTAATGTTAATGATAGTCAATATGGTATTGTTGAATATAATACATTGCCAGAACAGCCAATTGTTGATTATACTTTTAAGCGTAATGGTAGAGAAATCCCTATTTTTAAAACGTTTAGATTATGTGGTACAGTAATTGCAAAAGATGATTTAAAATCATCAATAAGTATTTTAACAAAAAATAGCGGTGTTGTTACCGTTAAGATGACTCGTGATTATTATGCAAGATATAATGCTCAATTATCTGAAGTCGGTATTGATGGTAAAAAACATGTTATGGAAAAGGGCTGGTTCAAACGTGGAACTTTAGTTGTTGTAAATGGTTATCGTCGTCAGAATCAATTTGTAACAAAAAGTTATAAACGATCAAAGTCACACCAATTATATAAAATAACTGAAATTCATCAAGACGGTAGTATTAATATGACTAACCGTAGATGGGGAGAAGAAGATGAATAAATGGGCCGCATATGATTTATTTGGACCTATGCGGTCCTCTACTTTACAAGAGCAAAAAGCTTATGAGGAAATGCTAAGTAAATATTCTGGCTCAATTGAAAGGAATATATGAAATATGGATAATGTCGAAGTAGATTATTGTGATATATGCCATAAGAAAAAACAAATTAAACGAAAATATTATTATTATGATGTTAATTGTGATTGTTGCGGAAGTCCACGAGGACATTTTGAAATTGTGAGATATTGTGATGAATGTACTCCTAAACCCCCAAAAAGAATCAATATCATGATGGAACCATATAATGATTAAGGACTATTATGCAAGATTATATAATGAATACCTCAGCGCCACAAACACAAAGATTTTATGATTGACAAAAAAATAATAATAAATGATGTATTAAAAAAGAATATTGCGGTAATTGTCATGCAAATTTAAATTGGAAGTGAGGACTAATGTATTTTTGTCCTAGATGCGGTTTTATGATTAATGGAACAAATAATCCAAAACCACCAGAAGAGGATAAGTAATGGCATATGATTTAATTCATTCAGAAAGACCTAGATTACTCAATAGACCAGTAGTTATTGCCATATGCGGTAAAAGTGCAACAGGAAAAAATACTCTCGCTAGTTGGTTATTGAGTATGTTAAAAACATATAAAATACCTTGTAATATTATTGTTAGTGATACTACCAGGCCTCCACGTATTTTTGAAGAAAATAACATAGATTATAATTTTTTAACAGATACAGAGTTTCATAATAAAATAAATAATGGAGAGTATTTAGAGTATACATCTTTTAATGGATGGTTTTATGGTACTGATATTAAAGCTATTTTAACGAATAGTATTAATATAGGTGTCTTTAATTTAGAAGGTATGTCAAATTTAGCAAATCATCAAGATAAATTTGAAATTATCTGTGTATATTTAAAATGTAATTTTATTCAGCGACTTCTTCGTTCTTATGAAAGAGAGCGTAAGTTTAGAGTAGAATATGTCCGTAGAGCACATGCAGATTATTGTGATTTTAAAGAGATTAAATCTTTATTAAGACGTTTTCCGAATAAATTTATTTTTGATAGTCATCATACCCATACTGTTTCAATGGTAGATCATATTATCTGGCGACTAAAAATGAAAAATCTTCTACCATCTTATAACAAATCAAGATAATTTATTCAAACTAATTTTTAAATATATTAATGAAGAGAAATTTTTTGTATTGATTTTAAATTTTAATACAATATTTAGTGTTTTGAGGTGATTATATGATTGTTATTAAAAGGGATGGTACTCCAGTTGACTACGACTTAGAAAAAATAAGCGTAGCTATAGAAGGAGCATTTGAAGATTTAGGGCATACTTTTGAAAGCGCTATAACCTTAGATGAAATCGATTCTGTTATTAAAAATCGTTATTCTGAACGAATAACTGTTGAACAAATTCAAGATATTGTTGAAGAGATACTTTGTGAAAATGGTTATATAGATGAAGCTCGTGCTTATATTAAATATAGATATGACCATGAACTTGCCCGTAAGAAAAAACTTGAAGATGATATTAAGGCAAAACTTTTAACAGAAAACATAGAGAATCAAAATGCAAATGTTGATGAATATTCATTCGGTGGCCGCAAAGGAGAAGCCGATGCGGTATTTATGAAGCAGTATGCATTAGATCATCTGGTATCAAAGATGGCTAGAGAAAATCATTTAAATAATGAAATTTATATTCATGACTTAGATTCTTATGCTGTTGGGATGCACAATTGTCTTTCTATCCCTTTTGATGACCTATTAGCTAATGGCTTTAATACTCGTCAAACAGATGTACGACCTGCAAATAGTGTTAATACTGCTATGCAATTAGTAGCAGTAATCTTTCAACTTCAATCACTTCAACAATTTGGTGGAGTTAGCGCGACTCATTTAGATTGGACAATGGTGCCATACGTCCGCAAATCTTTTTGGAAGCATTTTAAAGATGGTCTCAAATATGTTGAAGATTTAGCAGAAAATTATATTTTAGGTGAATATTATCAAAACGCAAGTATTGAAGATAATTTTTATAAAACTTATAAAAATGCTTATAAATATGCAATGGACATGACAGAACGAGAAGTTCATCAAGCTGTTGAAGGAATGTATCATAATCTTAATACTTTACAATCACGTAGTGGTAATCAGTTACCTTTTACTTCAATTAATTATGGCACTTGTACTTTACCAGAAGGCCGCATGGTAACCAAAGCACTTCTTGAAGTAAGTATTGAGGGTTTAGGTAAACTTCATAAAACTAGTATTTTCCCCTGTGGAATTTTTCAATGTATGAAAGATGTAAATCGTAAGCCTGGTGATCCTAATTATGATTTGTTTCAGTTAGCACTTAAATCAACTGCACAAAGGCTATATCCAAATTATGCAAATGTAGACTGGTCTGGTAATGCAGGATATGATATTAATGATCCCCGCACGTATTTTTCGACCATGGGCTGTCGTACAGCTAATGGTTTTGATATTAATGGTTTTGGGCAATTAAAAGATGGGCGTGGAAATATCTGTCCAGTAACTATTATTATGCCAACATTAGCGATGGAAGCAATAGAAAATGAAGCTTTAGATTCTTATAAATTATTAACAACAACAGATTTAGAATTTCAAAAATATCATCAAGAAGTTGAAAATATTATTATTCATAACTTTATGGCTCTTTTAGATACAAAAATTCATGAAGCTAAAGATATGTTATTAGAACGTTTTGAATGGATTTGTGCACAAGATCCTAAATCTGCATCTTTTATGTATGAAAACAATACTATGGCTGGATATATTCCAGAAGAAGGAATTCGTTCAGCACTTAAACATGGTACTATTGTAATTGGTCAACTTGGCCTTGCAGAGACATTACAAATTTTAATTGGATGCGACCATACAGAAGAAAAAGGTATGGAATTAGCTAAACAAATTGAACAATTATTTAAAGATCGTTGCGCTCAATTTAAGCAGGAATACAAACTTAATTTTGGTGTTTATTATACTCCTGCGGAAAATCTTTGTTATACCGCAATGAAGAAATTCCGTGAAAAATATGGTGTTATTCCAAAAGTAAGTGATAAAGATTTCTTTACTAACAGCATGCATGTGCCGGTATGGAAATCAATTGATCCGTTTAAAAAAATTGATATTGAATCACAACTAACAGGATATAGCAGCGCAGGATGTATTACTTATGTTGAATTAGAATCTACAGTTAAAAATAATATTGAAGCATTAGAAGAACTTGTTAATTACGCAATGGATAAAGATATTCCTTATTTTGCTATTAATGTTCCTAATGATACTTGTCTAGAATGCGGTTATACTGATGAATTTGATGATAAATGTCCTATGTGCGGTAGCCATTATATTCAACAATTACGTCGTGTAACTGGATATTTAACAGGTAATTATACTACAGCATTTAATTATGGCAAACAACAAGAAACTCGTATGAGAGTTCGTCATGATGGGAGCCAAAATGAGATATAGTAGTATTAATACTTGTGAATGTACAAATGGATTAGGATGGGGCGTTTCTTTATTTACACAAGGATGCCCGATTCATTGTAAAGGTTGTTTTAATCCTGAAACCTGGGATTTTGACGGTGGTAAGAAATTAACTAATTATCAAGAATCTCAAATATATAAAGCATTAAAACCAAAATATATTACTCGTTTTAGTATTCTTGGAGGAGAACCATTAATAGAATCTAATTTAAAACAATTAAATCGACTATTTTGTACTATTAAATCCAATTATCCTGATATAAAAATTTGGATATGGACTGGTTATACTTGAGATGAACTCCAAGAGAGAAGAAAAAACGAGAATCCTAATAAATTACTTATTACTTTTAAATATACAGACTATCTTGTGTGCGGTCCTTATATAGAAGAAGAAAAAAATTTAACGTTGCCTTGGAGAGGATCTTCTAATCAACAAATTATTGATTTACAAGCAACAAAAAATAGTGAAACTCCTGTTATTGTTTTTGAATAAGAGTGATAAATATTTTTATCACTCTTATTTTTTTATTTAAAAAATTTTTGACAAAAACTCTTATTACATGTTATAATATATATATAAAATGAAAGGAGTATTATGGATAAAATTGAGATGGAAATGAATGAAGACGGATCAATTTCAACTAATTCATTATATGCATTAAATCAACAAGCCTATGATACTGTCAATCCACTTGGTATTAAAGAAAAACATGAACAACTTAATAACGTATATGAATGGGTAAAAGAACAACGTTGTGATTATACGATGCTTCTATGTCATGACCGCAGGGATTATACTATTTTTAGATATAAAACTCGTGAAGATAAAAAATATCATAATGGTATTTTTAATGATTTAAAAGAATGCTTAGAGAATCGTGGCAAGATTTTAGATGTTCGTTATCTTCAAGACCAGGATGCTTGGGAGATATGGATTAGAATTTTTGAAGATGGGGGGCATCAAAATTATATGTATATGTTCTTTAATGCTGAAGGATTTATTGTGGAGGTGTAATGAAAAATTTATATATCTATGCCTATCCCGCACAAATGTTAACTTTTCAGTTAGTTGAAGATAATCAAATTTTAACAAATGAAAATTGTAGTTTTGAAGATAATGTGCGGATAACTGCTAAATATCTTAAAAAAGAACCAATTGATTCAATTTTTATTATTGGAGATACTCCTTTTGCGGATAAAATTGGAACTATGCTACATACCAACTTTGAAAAAAGAGTAAAGATTGAAAGGATCAAAAATGCTTAAATCACTTATTAAAGCAACAAATGAAGTTCGTGTAGAAACTGAAGAAGAAGCAGACCAGTTTCATAAAGAACTTCAGCAGGAAGCAGAAAAAATTGGGTGTATTCTTTCAACTTTTACGAAAACTCTTCGCCAAAAGAAATCTAAAGGTGAAGTAATTGATGAATACTATCAAATTAAATATACTTATATATTTAATGATATTAAAGAACCTTACACTTATTTAAAAAATATTGAATATAATATGACTAATTCAGCGGAAGAAGGTGATTTATCTTGGTAGAAGTTTCAATTCATTATTTGCCAGGTTCACCATATCTTGAAGTAACTAATTATGGTGGATGTATTGATCTTTACAATTATGAAGAAATATGTTTAAAAAAGGGTGAACGAGGATTTATTAATTTTGGTGTTTCAATGAAACTTCCAGAAGGATATGACGCACTTATCTTTCCACGCAGTTCTACATTTAAACGTTATGGAATTTTAATGACAAATTCTGTAGGATATATTGATAATAGTTATAATGGAACTGATGACTATTGGAAAGCTTGCGTTTATGCGACTCAAGATATTACAATTCCAAAAGGAACAAGGTGTTTTCAATTTAGATTAATTAAAAAACAACCCTCTATTGATTTTGTTCAAAAAGATAGTTTGAATAGTGTCAACAGAGGCGGGTTCGGATCGAGCGGTGTATAATGTTTTATTTAGCATTAGATCAAGCCCTTCAAACTAGCGGTTACGCTATTTTTGAAAATGATAAACTGGTTAAATGAGGAACCTTTTCAACAAGAGCATCAGATCCAATAGAAGAAAGACTTTATACAATTCAACGAGAATTAACCAAATTAGATCAACAATATACTATAGGGTACGTATTCTTTGAAGATACCCAAAAACAAGTTAATTTAGATACTTATAAACGTTTATGTTATGTTCAATCTATAATTATGCTATGATGTAGAAATCGTGGTGGTATTAAATATAATGTTCTATCTCCAAGTCATTGACGAAAAGTGTTAAAAGATAAGTATAAAATTAGTTGAGGCCGCAAACGAGAAGAACAAAAACAAGCTGCTTTAGAATGAGTGCAGCAAGAGTACAAAGGTGATTTTACTACAGATTCCGCAGATGCAATTTGTATTGGCAGAGCAGGATTGATAGAATTGAATCAGAATAGGAGCGCTTTCTAGTGTTTTGATTTATTTCAATTAGTGCTATATTAATTATATTATCAATAATTGGATATGTTATTGAAGATAAATAAAAAAAGGGGGTAGGTCGTTAGACCTACCCTTTTTCTTTATGCTCTAGTAATTCTTATTGCATCTATTGGAGTTTTTAAATCTCCTGCATATGTATCTTTTGAACCACCGCTGTCTTTATTACCAATCATTCAATCATATCACTTACCGTTTATTGTATGAACTTGATATTTAATGCTAGAATTTGGAATCTCTAGTGCTAAAATATCTGACCCATCACCGGCCATACCATTTTCTTCATCTCTTTTATCAAAATGATCAACATAATCAAGCCATTTATTCAATTTGGTGTAGACTCTATACTTGCCTACTCCATTAATGCCAATATAAATACAACTGTTTCCGATAACACCAGCATAATCGTCATTACTATCACTTGAATCAGTTAATCCTTTCATTGTTTCTAATCATTTATTTTGTTTAGTATATACTGCATATTCGGGTTGTTCTTTTATAGGCTGTGTTTTTGGTTTTTTTATTGGCTTAGAACTTGAAACTTTTGTCCCGCATAATTTTAGCCAATCTTCTTTTGTTCCATAAAAAACATTACAATCGAGATTTTCAGAATATCCATTTATTTTACGTGTAGATGAATATTGATAAATCGTCATCTTAGATCAAGCACCTGTATTTCAAGTGTTTTCTGGATTATTTACATATCCAAAACCGTTAGTATATTTATTAAGATAACTTGCCATTCACAATGGATATTGTTTAATAGAAGAACAATTAACCTCATTGATATATCCTGCACGAGCATAGAATAATGGAGTTGCGCCCGTTGCTTTTGCCACGGTGTCTAATCATTCTTTTGCATAAGATATAGGAAAAGATTCTGCGGTTTGTTCTCAATCCAGGCATAAAATAGCTTTATTTTCATAACCTTTAATTTGTTTTAGAAAATGTTCTGCTTCAGAGGCTCCTGTTCGTTTATCTCCATATTCTCCTGCAAAATGGTATAAGCCTAAAAGTTTTCCAGCTTTTAAAACTTTATCAGCATTTTCTTTTCATTTTGGATTTATATATGGATGTGCCGCAGATCCTCCAGAAACTTTAACTATAACAAAGTCAGATTCAACTTTAGAAATATTAATGCCATGATCATCTTGATGACTTGCAATATCAATACCTTTTAATGTTTTTCTATTAACAGGTTTTGAGGTAGAAACCGTGGTATTACTATTTGCTTTACCATTATAATGAAGAATACCATCCCAAGGATAATTATAATAAGCATGAATACTACTTTCTCCTCCGGTTTGATCACCAGACTTTCCATAGATCCCGCCAGTTTCAGAAATACTGAATTCACCTAGACAGTCATATCCATAGACACCATCTTTACCGCCATCTAAACACATTGCAGTATGATTAGCTTCATTAAGATATATATCACCTCTAACAGCATTAAAAGACATTGGCTTTCACTCGAACAAACCAGAATTTACAAATACTGACCGCATGTTACCAGTATAAGTAGCTCCCGCAAGTTTTCCTTCATACTTAGTTCCTATTAAAGCTTCTTGTCAAGCATCAATAATTGCTGAACTACAATCACGGTCACCTTTATGAAAGTTAAAAGTATGTCCTTCACATTTTACTTGACAAGTACCATTAGAAGAATTTCCTCATCGTTCTGATTGAGAATAACCATGTTCAGGACAATTACATAAATGCTCCATATTGGTAGCAGCTATATTAGCTAGATTCGCCATTTTGTTCCTCCTGCTTCTCTTCAACAGTAAAATAGTCATCTACTGCAGTTGCAACAGATTCAATACTATCTCCGGTGCCCTTATTTGCTACAGCTGAAGCCAATGCCGCAACAATTCTAACACCTTTCATAGATTTATCATGTGATGCTTCATAATTTATTTTAGCCGCGGGAGAAATTGGACAATCTTTAATCATAACGTATCATAAGATAAGAATTACAAAGACACTACCAATAATGTATCCAAAGAAAACCATATTAGAGAAAAAATTAGACAAACCTTCTGAAGTAGCCATGTCTGTTTCAAAATAAAAAGTAGACATAGAAAGCATATAAAAACATCCAAATATAATTAATAAAGTACCAGCAATAGCCATTAATACTCTAGCTTTTGCTTTTGGATGAAGGTTCTTCGGACGAAAATCTGATAACTTAATTGTACCTCTTTGAGTATCTTGTATTGCATGTTTTGGAGTATTTTCTTCCATATAAATTACCTCCTTAAATAGAAAAGGTTTACTAGCTAAGCTAGTAAACCTTTATATCTTTACACTGTTCAGAACAATGATTATATCTGGCAAGCGGCGGAGGTGTCGAACCCCAAGGACCCTTGTGGAGGGGGGCCAATAGATTTGAAGTCTATTCCTGTTAGCCGCACAGGTAACGCCGCCTATTTAATATGTAATAATTCGATATTTTCCAAAAGCTTTAATGATTTTATAATCATATAATTCATTATCACATTTAATACTAAAAGAAGGAATATGCGGATTATTATTTCATTCTGCCGCAAATAATATAGATTCTAAATCAATCAATTGATTTAAATTACATTCTGCTATAATCAACTTTCCTCCTTTCAATATTTATATTTTATCATAAAACTTTAATATCGTCAATCAAAATTTTATACAATCACATAAAATTTTTAATTACCTAATAGTGACTCTCCATTACGATCAAGACCCCACTTATCTGCGATATTAATTACATTTTGAACATCACTGTCTTGTTTAAACATGTCTAATTGTTTTCCCATACTACCAGCCATTCCATCTGTAAATGCCTGAATAACATCAATAAGGCTGCGAAGAGAATGAGCTGCTTCTGTGTACTCTTCAAACCAAGTAGCTCCAAGAGAAGCAAGATAATCTAAAGACTCTGAATGCTCTGCAATCATTTGATCGATAGTTTCATCTTCAAGAAGTTCTTTCCATGTAATTAATGGAGAACCATTCTCCAAGAGAGAAGTGTTAATTTGTTCTGCTTTATCCTCATATAAGATGCGGGCAGCACATACATAAAGAGCACGTTCAAAAACATAACTATTTACAAAACCCTCATCATCTGCCATATCAATCGCCGCAGATATAATTTCATATGTCTCTTGGGGAGTAAAGACATTATTTTTTTCTTGTTCAAGATTCATATTAACTCCTTTATATCCTTTTTATCATAGTTATATTATATCATGACTTCTACAATTCTGTCAAGAAAATTAAACAAGAGATGATAAAAACTTAAGAGTAATACCAACACTAGCTTCTTTTAAAGCATTAATTACTTTATTATAAGCTGTTATTCTTGTATCTTCAATTTCTGTTTGAGTATTTTTATTTTTTTGATATTGGTTTAAAGCAGTTAATGTTTCTCTAGAGCTACCACTAATGCTTCTATTAATTCACATTCTTTCATTTTGTAAATGTCTTACAATATCTTTTAGAGTAAAACTAGTTCCTTTAATATTTAATACTAAAACATTATCTCCGCCAGCACGCATAGATTCACCAGCGAGAATATCCATAAAAGACCTGTATGTAACAATTGATTTAATATCATCTCATTTCTTTTTTAAATCTTGAGATGTTGTTTTAGTATTTTTTCTTATTGTTTCTGGAATTGTAGAGTCATCTTTTCCATGACTCGCCGCAGCATGAACTATTAAACCTTCATCTAAACCAGCTTTTTTAGCTAAATAAATTAAATCTTTTCTTTCACCAAGAAAAACTTCACTATAAGGTGAATTTTTAATAGGACGCGCATAATTCTTTACACTAATTCCATATGTAATTTTTACATTATCTGCAGTCATTTTAACTGTAATATCACCTTTTTGCTGTACAAAATATTCTTTACCAGTAGAAGTTGTTCTAGAAACTTGGTTAGTACCAGTTTCTTTTACTTTAATACTCATATTTCGTAAATCTTGATGCATATCTGCAATAGTTGATCTAACTTTATAAGATCCAGCTAATTCCGCGGCAGCCGCAGCCATTTCACCACTTCCGCCGATGATATTTTTTCAAGTAGAATTTATTTTTTTTTGAATAACATTAAAAAATTCAGAATATGTAGAAGCTTCATGGACACGAATTTGTCCACTTTCATCTCTGTCACTTCCATAGGAATAATTAATTCCATCTCCTATTTTTAATTCTGGAATTGCAGCTGCTAATAATGTTAAATTTCTAAGAGAAGTTTTATAGGGTGAGTTTTCACTTCCCATTAGTTTAATTAATCCAGAATGTTGAGTAAAATCTCTAATAATTTGATTTTTTAACTCACTATCTGTTAATCCAGAGACCCCACGCTTATTTTTAAGAGCTATTGCATATTGATGTAATAAATCATTACACATACTTTTTCATCCGTTTTGTCCTAAATCTTGTCAAGCCCTGTCTAAAGCAGAACCCAAGGTTTCTTGAAAAGATAAAAGACCATTTATTGTTTGAGAACCATTTCTTTCAATAATAGCTTTTAATTGTTCATCAGACATTCCTTCATATTTAGAAAAATCTGGTGGTGATATTCCACCTTGACTATGAGAATCAAAAATTTCTTTTTTTCTTCCTTCTTTATCATTTATCATAATATCAAGAATATTAAAGGCTTCATCTAATGTTTTATTTCCTGCACTTTGAATTGCCGCAGTATATCTATCTTGTACTTGATTATATAAGTTTTCAATCTCAGTTTTTTTATCAAATAATATTGTATTAAGAGAATATTCACTATGATCAAACATTAAATGCAATATATTACTCACTGTGTATTCTCCTATCTATTAAAAAAGGGCACCCTCCGCAGAGGGAGAGTGCCTAAAATTTTTTTATTAACTAGACTGTGTTAAAGCAGTGGCAGAATTAGCATTGCCGGGAACGTCCTTAGTAGCACGTTCTGCGTGAGCTTCAGAAGTAGAGATATTATCAATAATATCAATAGCATAAAGAACACGACCAGCAGTACCACTTACAGTACGAACTTGACCAACAGTACAGTCAATTTGGAAATCGAATGTACTAGGATCGCCACTGGAAGCCATATTGAATGTGAAGTTACCAGAAATCTTACCCTTTGGAATAATAAATGTCGCAGGGAAGTCATGACCTGTAGCTTCATCGCGGAATAATGTCTCAGCTTCAATATAGAAGGTACCACCAAAATTGTCAGCATTGACTGTTAAAGTAGTAACAGGAGCATTAACCTTTGCATAGCAATCAATACGAACTGTAAAACCACGGAACTCAGGCTTTGCTGCACGAGCAAGAGAAATAGTCCAATCACTTGTACTCGGTTGGGCAGTAGTGGGCTGAGTAATTTCAGATTCACCAAGATAATCTACAACCTGACCATTAGCATCAAGAATCATACCATAAACATTTAGGCCCTTACCAGCCTGATCTTCTGCATTAGCTGCAGGATTAGATGCTACTAGAGTATAACCAGTAACATCTTCTTTCTTAACAGTAATTGCAGTACCGTCGCTTTTAATCATACCGTCAACAGTAAGATGGACAATCTTCTCACCAGACGTTGCATCCATTACACCAGCACCAGAAAGCATTGAGAATGAAATAGGTGAAAGTAAAGCATCTGTTACAGTAAAGGTAGCAGTTTTCTCACCCTCCCAAGCAATTAGACGAGCATTACCACGACCACCTTGAGCATAAACAGTAGTTGTTGCAACTTCCATATTAGAAGCTGTAGCTGTGTCGATGTAAAGGCAGGGCTGGTTTGCACTAAAGTGCTGAGAACCAATATCAAGTGCGGCTAATGGACGAAATGTAACATTGCAAATTTCGCGTACACCAAATCGCATATTTTTCCTCCTTATAAGAAATGTTGTATACAATATTTCCTTGTTATATAGAATACTCGCGCAATATTCTATTTCTTTATAATAAACTGAGATAAGGCAGTCTCAGATTATTTGCTATATAAATTATTTGTTCAACTATCAGGTTCCTCCATTTTAGAAGTATCCATCATTGGCATAGTAGAAACTCTTTGATAAAAATCACTACTAACTTTTTTCCAATAACGAGTAAAAGTATCTTGTAGTTGAAAAGGTGTGTAATTAAATAAAATATCAATACTAATATTCATTCCAACAGCAAGAATAGAAATATATGAAGCAAATAAAGAAGGTGAGTCATCACCTTTTCCTTTTTTCTTCGCCAATATTTCTGCACGTTTTTTAAATTTATCTGCAAGTTCTTTAGCTTTTTCATTTGCGGGATTGTATTTTCTTTCTGATGAAGACAGACCAAATAGATTATTTATAGTTTCACAGAATATAAGATAATTAAAAGAATTAATCATCCCAACTTTATTTTCACCATCATAGAAACTAATATCAGTATCTCTAATTTCTATCACATATCGTGGAAACACTAATTGAAAAAAGCTGTCTACATTATTTTTTATATCATCATTTTGATTTAACATTGCCATTAATAGTTGAAAATCAGAATATTCTTCTGTTAAAGGATTATTTTCTCTTATTCTTTGTATGTTTTCATCAATATTACCAAACAACTGAACCGCACTAATAAAACTACTTTCTTTAAATAGTACAATTTGTTTAATAGTTGGTTGATGCACTATAATATTACATTCTTGTATTGGAACGTCTTGTCCACTCAAATAAAGAGCGGCTTGATCTCCTTGTAATATCATAAGACCTCCTTATTCAAGAGGCCAAGTATCTTCAAAACTATCTTTATCATCATTACCATGTGTAGCTATATAGCGAACAAGCATTCCACCATGTTCTTCATCAAGAACAATTTGACTTGCGCCCATAAATTGAAGAGTACCAATACCACTCAATCTACAGTTATTTAAAATACCATCAATGTATCCTGCAATTTGTGTATGCCGCATCTTATAATCGTCTAATTCTCATTTTGTTAAGGGGCATACAATTGTAAAAGAAATAGTACAGTCACGATAATGAGCATTGTCTGTTGGAACAAAATCATCAAATTCAATTAATATATGTGATTTAAAGTTATCATGAATTAAATTTTCAATTCTTGGAATGGTAAGAATATAATCTTCTTCTTTCATTTTATGAACTGAATAATTATTAATTAATTCTTGATATTTTGTTTGATTCGGATCAAGACAATCAGGTTGATCAATTATTAATAGCTTTTTAAGAATATCACTGTATGGCTTACTCTTTACAAAAAGCTTGTTAATAATTGTTTCCATATCTTTCTCACAAGAAAGAAAAGATGCTTGAAAATCTTTTGGATTCATTCTATTTGTTAATGTTGGCATCTCTCCTCCTTATAAAGATAAAATATTAATTGGTAAAATATATTCATTATCATCTGTTGTATAAATAAGATTAAACTTACTTTTTTTACTAGCAATAATTTCAATATTACATTTACCATTTTGTTGACTTATAATATTAGCTTTAGTTAAATCATTAATACTAAAAATCCCTGTTGTATCATCAATTTGATAATTATATTCTTCATATGGATAAACTTCTTGCGGTCCAATTATTTCACTATTAGTATCAAGATGGTTGACTTCAACAAGATCTTCTGTTAAACTCTCAAAATATTCTTGAACTTCAAGCTCAATAATTCCAGGAACTGTTAAAACATCAACAACCTTAACTTGTCAAGTATGTCCATCAATCTTTAATTTAGTAAAACGATTAAAGAAATTTCTTGTTTGTTCATTATTTTCAATATAAACAGTACCAGAAAAATTTAAATCATTTCAATTTAAACTCCGCTTAAAATTTCAACGGACAGTTGTTTCAGTTGGCCCTTGAAAATAAATCCAATAGTCAGTATCTTCTATTGTTATCTGATATCTACAACGAATAATTTCAGACTTAAAATAAGCAATTTCTACCAAGTCTTGTAAATAAATCATTCAATGAGTATTATCATCTAGACATTCAAACACATCTCCAGGACCAAGACCAGATGAAAAATCAACACTAACATAACGCTTATCATAATCAGACTTAGTATTATCATCATTAATTAAAGCTTGAAACTCTTCTCCAAGAGGAGTAAGAATAGTTCTTGAATTATAATCATTTTTTAATGCCGCATAAAAAGATTTTAATTTTTGTTGTTTGATACGGCCTAGGTTATTTCCACCAATATAATCAATTCTAGTTTGAAGCGTTTTTAAAGACATTCTTCGCTCCTAACTATCAAATTGTTTTTCAATATTTTGAGTTAAAGAACAACATTCAAAAATAATGCGGCGGAATCATTGAAATTCAATTTCTTTACCTTGAACTTTTAAACCTTCTAACTTAGTTAATAATTCAAATATTTTAATATCTTCTGGAAATAGATTAGACAGACCTGCAATTTCAAGTATAATTGTATCCAGAGGTTTTAGCCAATCTTCTCCTTCTTCATTTGCTGGTAGAAGATGAAATATTTGATTTTTTAACCTATTAAGATTAAAAGCTATTACTGAATTATCTACTTCACTATTATATATGGTCATCATTATTTAACCTCCATAATAGTATCAAAAGTAGTCTTATATTGCCCCTCATTATTTAAAGTGCGACGACAATAAAGTCGTTGAAGATGAAAGCCATGTCGTTCATAATCTTGTTTCATGGCAATTAATTGTTTCATATGAGAAGCTTGAGAAGTAAATTTAAAATCACTACCACTATATTTTTGACGTATATTGTCTATAGTTGCAAGTTGATAACCAATTCATTCTGCAATCATATATTGACGAATAATCATCATTTCTTCATTTGTTAAATCAACAATAAAAGAACGATTCTGTAAATCAACATTATGTAATTGCGGCTGTTTAGGAAATTCAAAAGACGGTAATGCCGCAATTAGAATTTCATCTAATATAGCTTTAGTATCATCTTCCGTTAGTTCCATATACATATCATCAGTTATTCCCGCAAGAAAAAAATCTTCCATCGTATCAAAGGATGTAGCCATTTAAACCTCCTTTGGTATAAATTTTATTCCGATGCACGACGTTGATTTTGTGATGCACCTGTATTAGAAACAACTCGACGAGTACCACGAGAAGGAGTCTCTTCTTTTGGATTCTCTAATTCTACATCCAATTTAATCATATTACCAACATCGCGACCAGTAAATTCTTGAATTGCAGCTAGTTTGTTATTGTCAGGTATCCGCAACTCAATAGCTCTATCAATAATAAGCTGTTTAATACCTTCTGGGCCAAACTCTAAAGCATCTTTTAAAGCGTCTAGTGACCCAGTTTGAAGAACTTCATCAACTTCTTTTTGAGTCCATGAATACTCATGGTCAAATACGTCTGTTGAAATATTAAATTCTTGTGCAAGTTCTCTATCTTTAATACCTAAATAATCTTCAATTAATACTCTACCGCCCTTAGTACCATATAAAGATCTAAGTTCACCAGCGGTAATATCTTTACGTAATTGTTGACCAGAAAAACGTCTAACATTATTAGTTTCAGGTATGATATAAGAAACAGTACTTGCTGTTAGATTTTGAACTGGGATAAGTTTGTCGTCTCTAATCATTATTTTCTCCTTGTATCTCTTGGAAAGCGGGGCAACTATCAATATAATAGTTGCCCCAGCAATCATGTTAATTTAAATTAACTTAGCGAGTTTGGCTAAGTGAAGAGTTAGTATAAGCACCAATAAAGTGTTTGCCCTCAAGCTGAGCAATAGTGCCAACGCCAACCTTTACATAAGTTTGAAGATCTGTGCTCCAGTCATCATTGTCCTCAACGGAACGAGTTTGAGCTTGACCCTCAAAGACAATCTTAATAGGCTTTTCAGTTCCTGTGGGAATCATATAAGCAATTTGAGGATTAACTACCTTGGTTTTATTATCAATATCAGTAAAAGACTGAGCTAAAACAACTACATTGTGACCCTTATAGTTACCGAGCCAACCATTATCCCATAGACGGTTCTTCATATCGCCACTCATACGAGCGTCACTAGGAACCATCTTATTAGCAAATTCTTGGGTGCAATAAATAGTGGCCTTGCCATAAGTATCAATTGCAGCAAGTAGATCATCAAAGTCATCCTCTATAAAGCCATTACCAGTAGCCTTATTCTTAGCAGGTAGAGCTGCAGCTAGAGCTGCGAGTTCATCCATAATTGTCTTATAAATATACTCGTCAATGCCCTCCATGATTAGAGTTGTAAACTCAGAGAACTCCCAACGACCATCAAGGAATTCTTCAAAGCCAATACGAGCAGCACCAGCGATGGCACTTGTCTGGACTTCTAATTCCTTACCGTCAAGCATGAAGGTTTCATAACGACCAGCAAGACCGGCACGAGTAACAAAAGTCTTAGCACGACGCTTAGAAGCATCGGTTACCTTTAGACGGAAAACTGCACGGTCACCTTGCGGAATTGTTTTAACTTCAGCAAACTGAGCATATTGAGCTTCAACACGAGGAGGAAGAACCTCTGTGATTGTCTCTTCAATTAGCTCGAAAATAGTATTTTCATTCTTCTTAAATGTGCGATAACTGCAACCCTTGCCTTCGACATAGCCACAAAGATCACGGAATTCTTTAGCAACTGCCTTGGATAATTCCGCAGAAGTAAATTTTTCTTCGCCGCAAGAATAAGCGACAGGAGCGTTCTTTTCAGCACCGAATGCAGCAACGCAAAGTTTCTTTAGATCACTAAATTCCATGTTTCTCTCCTCTCACAAATTATTGGGCATCAGCAATAATACGAATCTTTACCGCAGGTGTAATACCATCAGGTAATGTATATTCTTTAATTACTTCGGCAAAAGCAGTCTTGCCAGTCGGAACTGTGCTAGAAAGTAGACCTTGAGCATTAGGATAAAGCTTAGCTCCAACAGCATAAGAAGCTGCATCTGCTAATGTATTTGTAGTATAAATATCGCCAGGCTGAACGGCAAAAATACGAGGAACTACTTTACCATCAGTAAAATCAGCGGCCTTCATAGAATAATCACGATGTGACTGCTTGCGCTCATCATAAAGTTTTTCTTCATTAAAAACCATGTACCAAGGACCATCAGTAGCATTGTCCATATTTAAATTACCATCAGTGGCATCATATTTAACAAACATACCATTTTCTAGTTCTGTAATGGCAGCAGCTGCTTTGTATTGAGCATAGACTTGACCATTACGGGGTGCAGACAGATGATTAGGCTCAACAACGCCTTTCTTACCAGCATCGGCATTTGCTGTTTTACCATCTGCGCTCTTACGATAAATCGCAATAGACATATTTCCTGTCCTCCTTCTAAAAATTATAATTAATTATTCTTGGCATCACGAAGTGCCTGTAGCACAGGAGACACTACGGTTGTGTCTACTGCGGCATCTAGTGAAAAAGTTGTAACAGGCTCTGTCTCAATCTCTTCAACTTCAGCCTTCTTACCATCAACTTCACTAAAATCAACATTTTCTTTAACAAATGCTAAAGCAAGCTTAGATTCAATTTCTTCAATAGTATATTCATTCTTATGATCAGAAATTTCTTTACGAGCTTCATCACTTAGCATATGATATTTAGCAATAAGTGCATCCTTTTGCTGATTTTCAATCCCTAGTTTAAACTCACGCAGAGATTCAAGCTCAGCCTTTGTAGCTTCAAGTTCAGCTTTTACTGCTTCAAACTGACTTTCAATCTCTTCTAGGGCATGATTTTGACGAGGCTTTCTTTTTTCAGTCTCATCATCATCATCATCTGCTGATTCTTCGTCAGAACCTGTTTCGCCAGTCTCACCGGTTTCACCAGTCTCTTCTTCCTCTTTGTCATCATCATCCGCAAAAGAGGTTGAAACAGCATCGTCAGCATGGGATTCTTCTGCTTTAAATTCAGTTTCTTCTACTTCAATTTCCTCAGTAGTTTCTTCCTGAACTTCTAGAGCAGTTTGATCCATACTTGACCCTCCTTCATTATATTGTAGAGCATCTTTTAATTCATTCATCATAGTAAATAATGTATTCATAAATTCGTCTTTTACTGTGAAATCTTTACTTACTTGTTTATCAGTAACAGCCGCACCTTCAAAACAAGGCTCAACGTCAGAACCTAAAATACATAATTTACTAAAAGTTGCATCATTAATAATAAAAAATTCAACACCAGAATTTGTATTTGTAGCCCAGTGTCCATCTAATGATGCTTCATCTAATTCCATTGACTGCGGCAACCCCTCGTCAATAGCTTTTTGTACTTCGGGATATTGTCCTGTTCAAAGGTATCCTGTAGTCATTAGATATTTACGAGTAGTTTCATTACCAAATTCATCTGTGTCAATAAAATCTTTAAACCAGACTTTTGCATCAGGGGCAACGAAACCATAAGGTTGAGTCTTACAAGAGAACTTTATTTCTCCATCTTCAATTGTGACAACATGTCCATGATCACCAAAATCATCTTTATTTTCAATAAAAGCTGCAACAATTGGTGTGCCGGGGAGAGAATTCGCCATGTCTTTAGCAACATCCTCCGTGATGTAAGAACCGTTGCGGTTCTCTCCCACGTATAGGACTTTAATTTCACACTGAGAGATTAAAGGATTATAAGGTTCAATGTTAAGAAACTCAGGTGCCGCAATTGTAGCAACTGATTGATTTTTTAACATATCACTCACTCTCATTTTTAGCCAGAAGCCTCAATATTACGGATAGTCTTTTCAGACTTTTCGTCATCTGGCTTTTCTGGTCTCCCGCCCTGTGATTTTTCTGACTGGGCGTTGTCATTTTCTTTTTCTGTTGTTTTATTTCTACCTGAGTCGGGTGCCTTAGTTCCACTCATAGTAGAAGACATTTGAGGTGGAACAAATAAATCGTTTAATGAAAGCATACCATTTTCAAAACATGCAGTTGCAATAATTTCACTTTGAGACATTCCAAGAGCAACCTGAGGTAATAATTTGGAAAATCCAATTTGAGTTTGTTCTTTATACATCTTAGACAAATCTTTATAATTATAGATTGTCGTAGGTAAAATAGAAACAGTGTATTTAAGCCTCTTGGGGTTCCTATTGAATGCCGCAAGGAGACGTTCCGCATATTTCTCAAATTGTAATAATAAATCAGTCATAGTAGCTTCATCGTTTGCGATTGATTTGTCTAAAGCAGTTTGACCATCTGTATTAAATTGTTTCTGGCTAACACCCGCTTCATTATAAAGTGAACGCTCGACTCTCTCCAATTCATCTACAGAAGTTAAATTGCTTCTGTCTGATAAGTCGGCAACATCAACATCCGCAAACGTTGTTAAAACACTAATTCCAATAGTATCGCCCAACATTGCAACCGCATTATTATGCAAAGCATTTGCTTCTTGAACATCAAAGATTAAATCACCATTTTTATCAATCGGCATTTGCTGAATAATAATTTTTAATAATTGTTGTGCCATCTTATCTTTGTCTAGTTGTTTTGCATCTTCCAAATCTAAAATTGCGGGAATCACAGGTATAAATAGTGGCGCGTCACTATTACACAAAGAAAATCTTACAACTTTAGATGGTTCGAGTAAAAATCAACCACTATCATCGCCATTAAAGTCTTTTGGTAATTTACCTTCTTTATAAACGATATATGCTTTTTGAAATTCCTTTGGAAATGTTTTTAGTACACGGAGTTTATAAACATTGTCAGTAAAGAAATCATCAAAAAACTTTATATTGAATTCAACCGCTGGCATACCGTCAATCTCATAACGAGAACGACAATAATCAGGGTGTAATTCCTGTAAGAATGCAGCTGTCCCTTTATCTAAAATATATCCATAGTAACAGCCATTTTTTATAACATCTAATGCATATAAGCCAAAATTTCTTTTAAGATTAGATTCTTCTAAATACTTAGCAGCTTTTATCCATCCCTCTATAACTTTCTCGTCTTTAACTTTATCATCATATCGCTGTGGCGTTACGGTCCAGTCATATCGGTATAGGTAAGCCATGTATCGACATAGTCTTGAATAGATACCGCTTGTTTCAAAGAAATAATTTGAAATACGTCTCATTTCTTTGATATCGCGTCTATTAATTGCGCGTTCAACGGTTTGTTTATCGTAAAGACGATTGGAAGATTTATAATAATTAATTAAAGTTGCAATCTCACCATTTAAAGTATTTTTACCTACTTTAATTTTAGAAAAGTCAAGAGTGGAGGTATTTGTTGTATTAGAATGTAATCGAAAATCTCTTTGATGCTTTTCTTTATAAAAAGCCAAACCGCACCTCCTAATAACCGTTAATTAAATTCATTAAATAATCATAACTTAATCGGTTTTCTTCTGTAAATGGAATAGTTATTAATCTATATCCATGTTCTAAGCAGTATCTTCGTTTTAATGCATCATTATGCTGCTGACGGAAAAGCCCTTTTTTACCACCAAATTTACTAACTGGTACATAATGTTGACGTCCATTATATTCAATAAGACAATCAATATTTCCATCATCATCAAAACAACAAAAATCAAAACGTAAATGCTTACCATTTTCTGCGGTTAAATCATCAAAAATATATTCTTCTTCAAAAGGAATATTTCCATAGGTTAAAAATTCATGAATTTTAATTTCACCTTGGCTTGATAACATTTAACCACCTCCTTAACATCTTACGTTCTAATATATATAAATTTCACGAGATAAGAATTATTAGATTTTGATAAAAATACTAAAAAATTTTTTTTAGTGCATAATAGGTTTTGTATACATCATAAAATCTGAAATATTGCGGCCAGAACGTTTTTTACCTTTATCTTCTTCTAACTTACAATAGTATAATCCATATATTAAAGCAGAAAATTTATCGTGTTTAATTTTTTTATTTGCAGGCTTTAAGATAATATTGGCACCTTCAGATTCTTCAATCATGTTAAGCATTTGATCTTTAAGAATATTTGTTTGGACATAAGGAAGCAAATAACTTGCACGTTGCTCTGGCGACATCTTCTTCCCCTGTGCCTGTTGCATTAATTTGTCTTTAGCAAGATTATCAGGAATTAAAAATTTAATTTTACCATTCCGCATCTGTGATTGACAATAAGCATACATTTCAGTATTTAATTGAGCATTTGCTTTCATAATATACATAGCATCATAAATTGTTTCAGGTGTTTGAAATTTTTTATATTTACGGTCTTCGTCATTTATAACACCTCAATTATATAATACTTCATCTGTATCTGGATCAATTTGATCTGTAACAAGAAAATCTACTAGCCCTGCACCGAGACCATTCCCGTCAATAACAGCTGCACGACATTTATATTGATTAAATAATTTCTTAAGTTTAATAGCTTGTAAACCAAAATGCTCTGCTTCAAAAGTATAAATATTAACTAATTGTTTTAATGGTACTCCTGATGGAGCTGGTGTAACTTTAAATATACAAGCTTCTGTGGTACATCCAAAACGTCCAACGTCAACACCCATTAAATAATAACCTTTTGCAGACATACGACCATTAGGTTTATACTCTGCAAGATTAAGCACTCTATGTTTATCAAAAATTTCACTATTAAAGAATGCTGATTCAATATCACCAGTTCAACGAGATTCATACTCACGATCAAAAGCAGCTTCATTAAATGTACCATCAAGCCGCAACTGAGTAACGAAATCACGGTCCAAGAGACCTTCAACAACAGGAACTCTTCATGACCCACCTAAAACTATAGCTTCTTTTGGACGTGCAACAGCTTGACAAAGTATTTGAATAAGTTTTTCATATGAATAAGTATTTTTATAACCAGCAGTAGTAATGAATACTTGAGATTTATTTAATGGTTCTTTTGGATCAGTTTCACCATTGACCATGCGATTAACGTTCATTGTAGGAACTATAACTTCATTTAATATGTCTTGATCAATACCGACACACTCTTCCATAAGACCTGAATGGAAACGAGCACCACGAGTTTTCTCACTCGCCGCAACATTAGATAATTGAGAACCATTTTTAAAAGAATAAGTTACACTATCTTTTGTTTGCCTCGTTGTAGCTCGTTTACCACGTGTATCTCATATAATTTCACGCTCCATAGCTGGAATCAAAGTACATATTTCATCAATTTTAGATGATACGATAGATGCGGACTGTTCTTTCGTTTGTTATCTTAAAGGCTTTTTATCCTTTAATTCTTACGGTTTCTATTCCCGCAAGTCCAGCATATCTTTTCATCCTAATAAATAGGAGTCGCGGCCTCGTGGAGAGATTATATCTTTTCACTCTCTATGCGTTGCCCCTGACTACGGTTCCCGCAGCCTTCGGTTCGGATTAGCGTTTCAGCTTTCCCGCTTAATTCCGCGATTTTATTTATAAAATTACTTTTATAAAGCGGCAATATAATTAAGATATTTATGATATTTTCTATCTAAATATATATTTGCATTAGAATATATATCATTTAAGAATTGATTAATAAGTTGCTTATTTCCTGTTTGAATTCTTTGACCTTTATCAGGACGATCATAATGAATAGGATAAATATTTAATCCTGAAAAAGGAATATATCTTTGTTTTAATCCATTTAAAAAATCTTTACTACTTAAAATATTTAATCCAAATTTATTTTCATATCAAAAAGAACCATCACCATCAAAATAACCTCTTAAAAATGGTAATAGCAACTTATCTGATACTTGCTGATTCGTTGGAAATTGTAAAGTTAAACTTTTTTGAGGAGTACATCCAAGTTTAATTAAATCTGTATGTACTTTTTTATCTCTAAAATTAAAACGATAAGAATTAGTACCATCTCTGTGAGAAATTTTATTATTTTTACCAATAAAATCTCTATATTTTTCTAAATGATGATAATCTTCCTCTTTTAATCCTAATTCAATTCTATAATCTCCTTCTCCACTATGTAAACATCCATCAGCTTCAAGGAAACCTAATCAATAAGCTTTTTCTTCTGAATCAATTTTTTCAAATATAGTATTATCAAACATAGGCGGATACCACCTTTCTTTTTCTTAATTATTAATTTTTACCGCCCGCAACAGTGAATACTTTAGCTCCTGGATAAAGAATACATTTAAGCATTAATCCCATAACAGACATAAAAGATTTAGACCAAGCACGAACGAATGTTGCATAAACTATCTTGTGCCGCATAAGACAACGAAGAAATAATCTTTGATAAAAGAATAAATGGAATCTATTGTCTGAATTTAAACTACAATAATAATCAATCAATCTATCTGGATACATTCTTCAATATGCGATAAGCTCACGATATTTGTCGAGGTCTCGCCGCAACAATTCTTCAGATATTTCAATATCTTTTATTTGGTTATTAGATACTGACAATAAATCCTTTAATGCCATTACGCATCACCACCAAGCATTTCCAAGAGACGAGCAGCTTCTTCTTCTACTTCATTATCTAGGTATTCTTGGAATTCTATTTCTTCTTGCGGCGTTACTTGATCCGCAAGTTCTTCTTCGATAGATGTGTATAGTCCCGCATCAAGAGATTTTTCTTTTTCTCTCTCCGCATCTTCAAGTTTCTTAACATATGATTCAATCAAATCACCAAGACCAAGTTCATTGGTTACAAGATTACGGATATATGCTTTCATATCTTTAATTGTAAAATCTATTTTATCTTCGGGATACTCGTCTGGGTCTGGTAATTGATTAATTAACCCACCTTCACGTTCGCAGAATTGTACCAATTCTCCGATAGAATCAAGATAACGTGTTTGACCTTCTTTATTTTGAACCTCTGTAAATTTAGATGATTTGCGAAGAGCATCATATGATTGCTGCAATGATTTATATGCCCCTGTATCACCAACATCTAAAGCTTGATCCATCTTTAATTCAAGTTTACAGATTTGTTTAAGAGTAAGTTCACGGTCTACATTAAGCTCATATTCATTGGCATACTTTGTATATGTTTCTTCCATATGAACTCATTCAGAAGGTTTATACACTATACCTCATTTAGTAGCAAGCATCTTTTTATCTTCTTCAGTTAATTCCGCTAAAATATCATCTTCATTTATACCTATCTGCTCTTGGTCAAAAGTATATTTGCGGCTTTGCTGTCTTTCTACTCCCCGCATAAGAGGATTAAGGGTATCAAATTCAGCTTGAGAAATCTCTCCCGCATCAAGTTTAGCTTGAAGATTCATAAATTCTTCTTGCTCATCTTCAGATGCTAAACTTACTCGTGCGGCTGCTTCTTGTTGACGTTTTTCTTCTTCTGCGGCTAGACGTGCTGTATCTGCATAGGTGAGATTGCGATATTGCGTCATATTCATACGCCGCAAATAGCGACCAATAACTGAAGCTCCTGAAAAGTTTGCGGGATTCTTATCATAGGCATTCTGAGCTTCTTCTTTTCAATCTCGCTCAATATAAGGTACATCAAATTTTTCAAGAATTCATTTAAAAGTTGATGGATCTGTATTATCTATATACATAGTAAGACAGGTTTTACAAACAGGATAACGTTCATGAGTTTTCATCATGAAGAATTCTTTTTCTGCTTTTTCTCTGCCGCACTGTGTACAAATAATTTTTTCTGGCATATATCCTTCCTCCTTTACTTTTTATTTTTTTTACGAGTAGAACGACACTCCTTACATTGAGGATAATAGCCATCTTTAGAAATTGGAGAATGATCATAGAAATAAGGACTTGCGATTTTCCATTCGCCGCACTTTGTACATTTTTTCCAATCCCCATATTCTTCTTGAGAAAAATGTCAAATAAGTCATTCTTTTTGAGCTTGTCTTGCTAAAAGATTGGGAATATTTTTGCGTCAAAGTGTAGAATAATATTGTTCTGAATGAACCACTCCATATCTTTGCCGCATAAGTTCAACTATTTCTTTATTTTTTAATCCATCTATTTTTCAAATAATTAAGTCATAAAGAATTTCATTGTTTACAGCTGTTTGATCTGGTCCAGACAAAGTCCTATGAACTAAATCTTCTAAATCAACTAATAATCACCGCAAATCACTATTAAGATCTTCATTTACTTCTTCTTTTAGTTGAGCATAATAATTTAATAAAAAAGATATATGTTCTGGTTTTAAAAGAGTTAATGTTGATTTAATATCTAGCTTACCATCTGGGAGTACCTCAACTTTTTCTTCTAAATCTATATATCCCATTTGCCGCATTTGCGGAGAAAGTCGTCCTGTTGTTGTTTGTTTGTATGATGCTTTAATAATATAAATTTCTTGTCATGTTTCAATAATTTGCTGTTTTAATTTAAAACGTTTAGAACTATCAGTTGCCGCATCAAAAGCTTTTTTAAGAGATTGTATAGTCCGCATTTTTTCTTGAAATCTCGGATCAGCTAAAGCTTCTTCTTCTGATATTTTTTCTTTATAATCTAACAATTGATTTTTATCATTGTTTATAAGGTTATGGAGAGCATCTTCACCACCTTCTAGACTATTAACAATATCTTCATATGATTTTTCTCTTCTTTTAATTATAGTTTCTCTATTTTTAGTAAGAAGGTTATGTCCTTTTGTTTGCCCCTTTTCTCTAATAAATAATATGTAATCGCCTAAATAATTAAGATATGTTTGTGTTAATTGTTCTTTAGGAGTGGATGCTATGACTTCTTCAACACATTTAGCTCTCTCTTTTGGTGTCTTAAGTGAATAATCTAATTTTTTTGTCATCTGCTTCCTTTCCGATTTAAGCTAAGCTTAAATCTTTTATTTCTATTCTTATTATATCACTGACAAAGCAACACTGTCTATGACTTTTTTGGATAGAAACATAAAATTTTAAGCTATATAATATAATTTTTAAAGGGGTAAGTTTTCCGAAATTTGATATATTGGGAAATTTTAATATAGGAAATTTTGATTTGGATTCTTAAGTACGTTCTTGAAATTTAAAATTTAAAGTACGTTCTTTGGATTGCGAGGCAAAAGACATTTCACAAGTCAATATTAAAAAATCCCATAATCACCCCCCCTACTAGGAAGTTTATTTATCATCATAATGATGTAACAGTCTTCTATACTCGACCGATAAAATAATAGCAACAATGTCTACACCCTCCCATCACCCCAAGAGAGGACAGTTCGTGCGGCTCGGCTGTCTCGCTCGCTGGCACGTCTTTGCAGGCTTTGTGCGGTCTTGCGCGCACGCTCTCTCGTGCACACTCTCACGATGCTCGCTC